TTTGAATGTGCGAGATACAGCAACACCATTAACCATAAGAAATCTAATTCCGTCAATCTTTGGAGATGCAATATATGGAAATTTGGCTTTATTTTCGTCAAAATTTCCAGCGAGTAGTGGCTTTCTAATTTGCGGCATTTTAATATAGTTCTCTTAATTTTTTAGCTGTTTCAGATATTTTTCTCTTACCGAAACCTTTTGGCAATGGAAAAATTATTTTATTCTTTATGTTGGCACTAAACTTATCACCATAAGGAGCCCATCCAACTCCGCAATGTATTTCAACGAAAGCAACTTTACATTCCCCCCTCCAAAGTAAATTGAGAAAGATTCAATAAGTAATGAATGGCATCATGCTCAGACCAGGCTTTTAAATAATCTTCGTATGATACTGAATAGATCCCCGTACTATTGTAATTCCATACGTTATATTTGAAATGATTTAAAGTTTGTACTTTATCAGGACAAACTTCATAATAAAATTCTTCAAGCGTCAACATAGACAATGTATTGTAAAGTTTATTCATAATACCGTTCTTTTTTCATATAATTGAAAGCTCCTTCAAGTGTAGCGAATTCATCGCCACTACTGTACCTTCCCCTTCCAATTTTTACTTTCGTTGTCTCTGGGTGTATCAGTAAGCTAACACTGTTTCCATGTTCAGATAGATAATGATCAAGAATTGGAAAAATTAAATATCCATCATCATCTTTATAAGTTACCCTATTCATTACTTTACTCAATTCGGACTCAAACACCGAAAACTCCCCATCTTTTGAAGTTCTAATTAGAAACGTAATATACAATTCGCTATAATCATTATTATGATATGCCTCCACTTCTACGAGATGTTTAGTAATACTGTAAAGATTTGGCCAGGTTTGATAGTGCTCATACTTGATTTCTCTATAATTATGTTTTTTATAAATCCACCAATCAATAACCTCATCAAGAGATTCGCCATTATATGGTCTTGATACTGTGTTATTAATACACCTACGAGTGCCGATAACTGTACCGGATTCTACCCACTTGTCATATTCTTCAATAGCGGTTGCGGCATCAACAACTTTTGAATATTCGGCTACTGAAGAATATGTATCAATAAATTCTTGAGCTTTTTCTCTTGTTTCAAATCGTGTTGCAAATTTTGGACAATACAGCTCCTCAAATTTCTCCGAATCAACTAGTCTTACATAATAGGGAATGGGTTGGTCAAAATCGTGCTTGATGATGTAGCTCATATGTTTAGGTAATAATAATGTTGGGCTTATTCAGTATCACAAAAACCTCCAACGATTAACATATGGTTTAGATGTGTTTCCGTCGGACAGTAATACCATTGGACCCACAGCCCAGATAGTAGGAAACCTATATGCGAATAATGTTCCTTCTGGTAAACTGTTTACTTTATATGAAATGGTTTGAGCACACTCTCCATCGTAATCTTGTACTAAAACAACTCGTCCACCTGTTAAGCGTGCTATCAACCTTAAGTAAAGGCTCTTATGGTGATGCTTATAAAAGAGTGCATCATAGAGAATTTGCTGGTAGTCTTCTTTTCGTAGGTTGACCATCTTTGTTCAAATGATAAAGTGGGGAAGTGCCTTCCATCCGACACGCTCAAGATCATAACACACCCTCTTCCATTTGTCAAGCCCCTTCTTGAAATATCAGGATACCGTGACTTAGTATTATTACCTATTGACAAACCCTTATGTTCCTGTTATGCTCCGCTTTGTCAAAAGTGATGACACTCCTTTATTAACTATTATTAAATAATATTATGACACCTGAAGAGATTGAAAAATTAATTGACGATAAGATTGCAAAACATGAATATAGAGTTGGAATCGTAAGTGGTATCATAGGAACACTAATACTATTAGGAATCTTTCATGCAATTTGTTTTGTACGTTGATAAATAATTGATATAAGAACACAAATGTAATGTCAGGTAATTGTTCACCTATTGAAAATAGGAACTTTTTATCACCAAATCAGTTCAAATTTACATTAAAACGTGCTCCAAAGGCAGCATTTTTTTCCAATAGTGGTAACATTCCTGCACTAAGATTAGGAACAGCTAATCAACCAACATATCTTAAGATGATTGATCAACCCGGTGATATGATCACCTTTGAAGATTTCACCTTTAAGTTTATGGTGGATGAAGATTTAACCAACTATACTGAGATACAAAATTGGATAAGAGGACTAGGTTTTCCTTATTCATTACAACAAATCATAGATTTACAAAAAACTAGACCAGATTTAAAGTCAAACATAACCAATCAACTGAACATTGTATCGGATGGTACACTTTTTATACTATCCAGCAACAATAAGACGAATGTTCAGGTAAGATTTTATGATATGTGGCCATATGATCTAACATCATTGCTTTTTGATGCAAACAATAGTGATTCACAATACCTCACAGCGGAGGTAAAAATGAAATATACATACTATGACATCAGAAATGCAAAAGGTGAGCTTTTATGAAAATTTTGGATATTAATGCTATTCAAGAGATGTGGAGAGAAGATGCAAAAATTGATCCAGACGACTTACACAACGAATCGCTAAAAATTCCAGAGCTACATGCAAAGTATTATGAGATTTTTACAAATCTACTATTACTAAAAAAGAATTGCGAAGAAAATAAGAAAAGAATCAGACACGAAAAGTACGAGTATTATACTGGCAAAGCAGAAGCAGAAACTTATATTCAAAATCCTCTAGATAAAAAGGTAAGAGATAAAGAGCATCTTCAAAGTTGTCTTAATGCTGATACTGACATCTCAAAAATAAATATTAAGATTGAAATATATGATGTGAGTCTTGCATTTCTTCAAGACATCATTAAGATGCTTCATAATCGCTGTTTTCAAATTAAAAACAGCCTGGATGCCCAAAAATACATCAGTGGACTATAATGTCAGACGTAATAATCGCAAAGAAGAATGAGGTCTTTCTTAAGCTAAAATGTGAACCGCACATTCTTTATGAACTGCATCCTTACTTCACCTTTGAGGTAAATAATGCAAAGTACATGAAGCGTTATAATAAAGGGTGGAACGGTCAGGTTACATTACTGAGCACGACTACCGGTGAAATATATGTTGGTCTTTTGGATAGAGTCATTGCCAAACTTAAGGTCCTAGGATACTCTTACGAATTTGAGCACAGTAAGTTTTATGGAAGTCCTTTTGAGGTAAATGAGGAGATTACCCTAGAGGGCACCGAAGGCTTCCTGAGAGCCGTCTGTAAGGCCCTACAACCCTATGATTATCAGGTTAGTGCAGTGTATGAGTGTCTGAGGTATAATAGGAAAACTATCGTCTCCGCAACGGCATCTGGTAAGAGTTATGTGATATATGGAATCATCAGATACCATGTTGCAAAGAACCATAAATGTCTAATTGTATTTCCCACTACCAGTCTTGTAAGACAGATGTTTACAGATTGGCAGTCTTATGGCTGGAATCCTGAAGATCATTGTCATATGATCTATGATGGAGCAATTAAGAGTAATGATTCTGAAGTAACTCTCTCAACCTGGCAATCTTTGATTAATTGTCCCAAATCATTTTTTGAAGATTTTGATTGCGTTATTGTTGATGAATGTCATGGTTGTAAGGCAAATAGCCTGGTTTCAATTATGAAAAATTGTCATCAGGCAAAATATAGATATGGCTTTACTGGCACCCTAACAAATGGTGGAGAAGATTCAAAGACCCATGAATGGGTTATTTCAGGTTTGTTTGGACCACCTTATAAGGCAGTTGGTACTAAAGAATTAATTGAAAAAGGCAGAGCCTCAAAGCTTGATATTCAATGTATAGTTCTTAAACATCCACCTAAATTCTTTGAAACATATGAAGATGAGATAAAGTATATAATTTCTCAAGAGAAGCGAAACAACTTTATCAAAAACCTTGCTCTAAGTCTTAAGGGTAATACTCTTATACTTTTTTCCAGAGTAGAAACTCATGGTCAGTTACTTTTTGATGCCATAAATAATGGTACGAGCCAACACAAAGTTTTCTTTGTTCATGGTGGAGTTGATACCGACGAAAGAGAAGAAATCCGAAACATCAGCGAAAGAGAAGACAATGCCATCATTGTTGCATCTTATGGAGTCTTCAGTACGGGTATTTCAATTAAGAATCTTCATAATCTTATTTTTGCATCTCCGTTTAAATCGCGTATTCGCAATATGCAAAGCATCGGAAGGCTATTGAGATTGAATCATAATAAAAAGGTTGCAAAAGTTTACGATATTGCTGACGATATTACGATTAATAACAGATCAAATTATACCCTGAAACACTTTATGGAAAGAGTTAAAAACTATAATGAAGAAGAATTTGAATATGACATTAAAACAATCAAGCTAGGAGACTAAATGGAAGAAGATTTTTATTCAGTTGTAAAATTAAAGAATGGTGAAGAACTGTTCTCTCATGTATGTCCAACCGTTGAGGATAATGTAGATCTTCTACTTTTATATTATCCAATAACAATTACTAGAGTTAGGACCAAAGAAGGTCTGGCATATTCAGTTGAACCTTGGATTAAAATAGGTAATGAAAGTATTTTTCCTATTCGTAGAGAAGATATACTTACTATGTCCGAAATTGAAGATGAACATCTTATTGAATTACACAATAGATATGTTTCAACACGGGAAGATGATACTGGAAATATTAGCTTTAACGATGCTATACAGAAACTTGAACGTATTTATAACGGCTCCTGATCTTTACTGTATTAAATAATAGTTAATAAAGGAGTGTCATCACTTTTGACAAAGCGGAGCATAGCAGGATACTTAGAGTTTGTCAATAGGTAATAATACTAAGTCACGGTATCCTGATATTTCAAGAAGGGGCTTGACAAATGGAAACGGGTGTGTTATGCTGTTCAAGATGAAACAAACAGATGACAACCGAAACAAACCCTCTTAGTAATCTTTCGTTGCAAGAACGGAAAGACCTTGCGGAAAACTCCAACACACCACCAGAAACTCTAACAATTCTTGCCCGAGATGAGGATAGGGATGTTCGCCGTAATGTTGCAAACAACCCCAACACACCACCAGAAGCCCTAACAATTCTTGCCCAAGATGAGGATTTGAATGTTCGCTGGAGAGTTGCACTCAACCCCAACACACCACCAGAAATCCTAACAATTCTTGCCCAAGATAAGGATGAGGGTGTTCGCCAGAGAGTTGCACTCAACCCCAACACCCCACCAGAAGCCCTAACAATTCTTGCCCAAGATGAGGATTTGAATGTTCGCTGGAGAGTTGCACTCAACCCCAACACACCACCAGAAATTCTAACAATTCTTGCCCGAGATAAGGATGCGAGTGTTCGTTGTGGAGTTGCAAACAACCCCAACACTCCGCCAGAAACTCTAACACTCCTTGCCCGAGATGAGAGTGTGGGTGTTCGCTGGGGAGTTGCACGCAACCCCAACGCACCACCAGAAATTCTAACAATTCTTGCCCGAGATAAGGTTGCGAGTGTTCGCTGGAGAGTTGAAAGAAACCCAAATGCAACCAGAGAAGTCATACAAACTGTAAGGGCCTACGAGTTTTACCTAGAATTTAATAAAACACATTAACCAATGTTTGAATCAAATAGGATCATAAGGACTCTTAAAGAAAAGACATTATCTCTAAGAGAAGAAGAAATCCGCTTAAGAGAAGAAGAAATCCGGTTAAGGGTAGAAACTGCTATATTAAAAGCAGAAACCGCCAAGATACAAGCAGAAACCGCCATATTAAGAGAGCAAAATAAGATCTTAAAATCTTTATTAGAAAATATCAGAAAACGAAAGGTGAATGAATGATAACAACATCAGTGATGAAGAAAAGAAAAAGAAGCACACATTATGTTGATAATGTTAAGTTCTATAATTCTTTGGTTGAATATAAAAGCACAGTAAAAGAGGCCCTAGAAAAAGGTCTACCACAACCTCGCATACCAAATTACATTGGAGACTGTTTTCTAAAGATCGCCACACATCTATCATTCAATACAAAATTTGTCAATTATCCATTTAAGGATTCAATGATTTCGGATGGATATACTGATTGTGTTAGATACGTTCTTAATTATAATCCAAACTTCTCCGAAGGAAGAACAGAAAAGAATCCCTTTGCATATTTTACTCAATTGTGTTACTGGGCATTTGTTCGCAGAATTAAACATGAGAAAAAAGTTCTTGATTTATACGACCGCCTAATTGAAAGAAATGGCTTTGATCAAGTATTTTCGGAAGACGGTGACGCCTCAGACACCGCAAATCATTCTGATTATAACACAATCAAAGATAACATTCATCAAAAACAGAGGTATTAATAACTATGTCTCGTGTGGTTATTTTAACCGATCTTCATTTTGGTTTCAAAAGACAGTCAGCAGTCTTTCACGATTATTTCCTGAAGTTTTACAATGATGTATTCTTTCCATTTCTTGAGAAGAATAATATCACAACAGTTGTTGACATGGGGGATACCTTTGACAACAGAAAGACCTTAGACCTAACAACTATTGAGTGGGCTAAAACAAACTTTTATGATAGACTAGAAAGTATGAATATTGAGCTACATACGCTCGTGGGAAATCATACTACATATTATCGCAATACTAACCGAATCAATACTCCAGAATTACTTCTTAGTCAGTATTCAAATATTCAAACGTATTCATCGCCAACTGTTGTAGAGCTTGATGGACTTTCGGTCTTAATGATTCCTTGGATCAATTCAGAGAATGAGAAAGAAACTCTTGATCTTATTGCTACCACAAAAGCTAAAGTTGCAATGGGACATCTTGAGCTAAATGGGTTCTATGTTAATCGTGGAACCGCAATGGAGGAAGGAAGAGATGCAGACATTTTTTCTAAATTCAAAAAGGTTTTTACTGGACATTATCATACCCGCTCTGATAATGGAACAGTTTTCTATATTGGAAATCCTTATGAGATGTTCTTTAATGATTCTGGAGATTCAAGAGGATTCGTTGTTTTTGATACTGAAACTCTTAAACATGCTTATGTAAATAATCCATATTCATTGTTTGATTATGTTTATTATGAAGATACAGATATTGAGAGTTTTGACTTTGAAAAATATGTTGGAAAGATCATTAAGGTTATCGTAAGAACTAAATCGGATAATGTTTTGTTTGATCAGTTTATTTCTAATTTCTATTCAATAGGTGTTGCCGATCTTAAGATCATTGAGAACTATTCTCAACAGAAAGAACAAGAATTTGACTTTCAATTGGAAAATGAAGATACGTTTAGTTTAATTCAAAGATTTGTTGACGAGAGTGAAATCGGCTTAAATAAAGATAAGCTAAAGTTAATTCTTTCGGAAATACACAAAGAAGCATGTGAGTTGGTCTAATGTTCTTAATTGTATTGAATGATCGCGAAGCTTATTCAGTGTCCACTGGTGTCGTTCACCTCTTTCACGAAAAGAAAGATGCAGAACATTGTTCAATGCAACTTAAAGGAGACAAAATAGAAATTGTTGAGTACGAGGCCGAGCAGATAATAAAAATTTGTAAATTAACCAATGTCAATTATACTATATTATAAATGATAATCCTAGAGAAAGTACGCTATAAGAATCTTCTATCTGTCGGAAATACATTTGTTGAAATTGAGCTTAATAAAAATCCAACAACTCTTTTGATTGGTAAAAACGGAAGCTCAAAATCTACTATTATTGAGGCAATCACATTTGCTCTTTTTAAGAAGGCATACCGGCCAATTAATTTGCCACAACTTATCAATTCTGTCAATGAAAAAGATTGTCTGGTTGAATTAGAATTTTCTATTAATCAGGCTAAATGGTTAGTAAGACGTGGACTTAGGCCAAACATTTTTGAATTGTATCAAAATGGACAATTA